TTTGCTCACAGACCAATTTCAATTCATAGGCGACCACTTAAAAGAAGAACTGTCGTGGAAAGATGTAACAACAGAATTTAATCAGGAATACAAACTAGGTGTCACTCCCGAGGCACTAAGGAAAAGATACCAAAGGGAAATTGCAAAGTTAGAAACTCTTGGTGATGATACCGTAGAAAAGGCTTTTAGGTTGATAAGAACAAATCCCCAAAAGCCTACTGATTTAGCTAAGAGATTTAATTTAGATATGGATGGTTTGGAAGACCTTTTAGATGATTTGCTTAATAGCAGAGCAGCTATTAAGTTCCATCAAGGCTACCTTGTTTTTGATAGATTGGCTCCTAATCCTGACAATATGACACATAGTATAGACCTCTATAAAGAGGGAGAATGGGTTAAATGGGGAGTTATTGCCGACCCTCATATTTGCTCAACACATGAACAACTAGACTATCTTCATAGTTTTTACAAGATTTGCGAAGAAGAGAAAGTTGAAGGGGTTATTTGCGCTGGAGATTTTACTTCAGGAAATGGTACAGTATACAAAGGACAGCATCAAGACCTTAAAATTATTGGAGAAGATAAACAGATTAACTATGTTTGCTCTGTATTTCCACAAACCAGTCTTAGAACATATACTATTAGTGGAAATCATGATTTAGACCTATATAAACAATGTGGCTCTGATATTCTCCAGAAAATATGTGAGAAGCGTGAAGATATTACCTACCTTGGTAAGATGAGTGCCAATATGGAACATAATGGTCTTAGATTCATGGTTCATCATGGTGAAGGTGGCTTAGGACTAGTTCGTAGCTATAAACCTCAAAGGATTATTGATAGTCTTAGGGCTGAATCTGTGTGTGACGTAACTATCATAGGCCATTGGCATATCTCTCTTTATATGCCAAGCTATAGAGATTCTATTGTAATTCTTCCAGCTTGTTTTGAGGCGCAAAGCGATTACCTCATTAAGAAGAGATTAGACCCTGATATTGGGGGTTGTATTCTGCATATGAAAGTTGCCGATATTAATGGTGTAAAGAAAATCGTCAGACATAAAATCGACTTTCTTGATATGGGGGTGTTAAAAGGAACGTAATGAAAAAGGTGCAAGACAAGAAATTGCCTTCTGCCTGTTATGATTTTTTAATCAAAAATGGAATGGATGAAACCGTAGCCTTAGAGATAGATGAGTATACACAGCAGAAAGAGAAACGTAAAAAGAGGCTTGAGAAGAAGAATAAAAAAGAGGAAAGGTGGAAATAATGGCTTGTAAAGGGAAAAAGAAAGGTAAAGGTTAATAATGGAAGAAATCACTTGGCAATCATTAGCTACTCTTCCAGGTGCCGTTGCTGCTGTAACATTGGTTATCACCATATTTAAAGCAGTTATTGGTATCTATTGGACTGAGCTTGTTAATAGAATTGCGGCTCTAGTTCTTTCGATTCTCGTAGTTGTTGGAGTAACTGCATTTTCGGGAGCAACTGATTGGCCTAGCATAGTGCTATCTGTGTTTAACGGGCTGATTGTAGCTGGCGCTCTATTAGGTGTTAATAAACTGTACAATCAAAAAGTTGTTCAGGACCGTAATCTTGGGCTGACTAAGGAAAATGGTACAGTATCACAAGCAGAAACTAAGAAAATTCTAGCGAAAGCTAAGAATAAGTAATTTTTAGAGGGGAGGAATAGACAGGGTGGACTGGACTTCAACCTTACAAGACGCTGGAGTAATTGCTGCTGCTTCAACAGCAATCTTCTTCGTCATTGATTTTATTAAAAAACTGTACTATAAACTACCTTGGGGGTGGATTCAGAAAACGCCTGGGGAAGTATGGTTTGCCCTGTCTATAGCCTTTGGTATTGGAATTGCTGTAATTCTGTTTTGGAATAGCTTCTTTGGTGCTGATGCATCATTATCTGGTGGATTAGCTTCTACCGCCTATGGTTTAGTTTCTGGTGCTGGAAGCAAGTTTATTAACTCTTTAGCTTCTACAGCAGGAGCTAGATTAAAAGCCTCAAAAGAAGAGGCTCTTGCAAAAACAGCAACAATAACCAACGGTAAAAAAGAAGAGTCTAAACCTATAGACACTCCGTTAGGAGAAACAGTACAAACTCCGGTATATACTGAATCAGCGACTCCTTCAATGGAGGAACGTATACAAGAGACTAAACAAAGAATTGAAGAGCAAATAAAACAAACAATCTTTGTCATATCTCCAGAAGGAGAAATTGTCAAGTTTGACCATATGCCTTCTGAAGATGAGATTAAAGAAAGTTTCCCATCAGTACCCGTTGTAGAAATTGTCAAAAAAATGACACCTGAAGGAGATTATGTTATAATTAATGGAACAGTATACAAACTAACAAAGGAAGGATAATGACTGATATCATTGTATATGAAGACCTTCCTCTAGAGGCTATAATTCCTATAGATTTGCCGTCAAATGGAGACTCTGTATTAGGACTTCCTAATATTCCTTTAGAAGCCGAGTTTGATGGAGAGCAACTTTATGGTAAAATGTCCTCTGATAAATGGGGATGGCCGTGGTCTAATGGATATGATGCTACTTATGTAGTGAAAGTAAGTTTCATGGGAAAAAGTCTGTATTGGCATAAATGGGCTGTAGTACCTTTAATGAATGTGCAGAAACAGCTTATTGCTGAGAATTGGGATAAGAGATATTATTGGTCTGATCTTCAGACCTGGAATAAAAGAATGATTTCTGGAACTAACATTCCAAGTAATCATGCTTGGCCTACTGCCGTTGATATTAATCCTAGTCACAATCCTTATACTCATGGAGCATTAGTTACCGATATTCCTCCACGAATAAGAGAAATATTTAAAGCTAATGGCTTTAGATGGGGTGGAGATTATAGTTCAGTAAAAGATGCTATGCATTTCGAATATCTCGGAGAACCTGTAAAGAATTATGTAGGAAGAAGAATTCTTTCTTTGAAATCTCCTATTATGACTGGTAATGACGTTAAAGAGGCTCAAACTCTTTTGTCTTACTATGGATATGATATTGAAGTAGATGGAAAATTCGGAACACATTCTGATGCATGTACTAGGTCATTCCAAGCTAGTAAAACCTTGACTAATGATGGTGTAATTGGTAATGTTACTTGGACTGAACTTCTGGCTAAACGTGCTGATAGAGTTCTTAGAATAGGAATTTCTGGTAAAGATGTTGAATGGATTCAAAAGGTAATCAACAAAACAATAAACGCTCAAATAGCTGTTGATGGAGTATTTGGTAACGATACACTGGTGGCCGTTAAGTCGTTCCAGAAGAAAAATAAATTGCTAGAAGATGGAATAATTGGACCTAAAACTTGGGCAATGTTTCGTAATAAATCTAACCCAAAATGACGATAATAAGAGTATAGTGTTCAAGGAGTTACGCCAAATCTACAGGTCGGAACTATGGACGTTAATCTCCAAAAAACACCAAGGGGGAACGAAGTGAGAACCCCCTTAAAAACTCTCCAAAGGCCACTACCGTAATATAGTGGCCTTTCCTTATAGAAAGGAGCTTGAATTGAAGAAAGCGATAATCACAGGATTGACAGGACAAGATGGGAGCTACCTAGCCGATAATCTATTAGATAAAGGCTACGAAGTGCATGGAATAGTAAGACGAGTAAGCACTCCTAACTATAAAAACATACAGCATCTTCTGGAAGAGCCGAATCTTCATCTAGATGAAGGTGATATTACTGATTTGGCCTCTCTTACAAGAATCTTTAAGAGGATTCAACCAGATGAAATCTATAACTTAGCAGCACAATCCTATGTGGCAGTTTCATGGGACCAGCCAATTTTAACAAGTAATATTACTGGAATTGGAGCTTTAAATGTCTTTGAAGCAGCAAGACAAGTATGTAAAGAAGCAAGAATCTATCAAGCTTCTAGTTCTGAAATGTTTGATGGTGTTAATTACCCTCAGACTGAGCAGACTACTTTTAAGCCGCGCAGTCCGTATGGTGTTTCGAAACTTTTTGCTCATGAAATGGCTCGAATATACAAAGAGTCTTATGGAATGTTTATTTCCTGCGGAATTCTCTTCAATCATGAAAGCCCACGAAGAGGAATAGAGTTTGTAACTCAGAAGATAGTTGATACTGTTGTTAGACAAGTTTGTGGAGAAGAAGTCATTCTTGAGCTAGGAAATATGGAAGCAAGACGAGATTGGAGTCATGCAGAAGATATGGTTCAGGGAATGTGGTTAATGCTTCAACAAAAAGAGCCTGAAAACTATATCCTAGCTTCAGGAGAAACACATTCCGTATTTGAATTTGTTAATTCGGTTTATGAACATTTTGGTTGGGATATTATATGGTTAAATGACCCTAATACAGATTTACCAATCGGTGTCGATACAGAAGGTAACACAATGGTAAAATCGGTAGAAAAGTATTATCGTCCAAACGAAGTAAACATCCTTCTAGGTGATTCTACTAGGGCTAGAAAAGAGCTTTATTGGACTCCAGAATTTACGTTTAATACTTTAATTGCCGATATGATAATGGAGAAGATTAGTGAACATTCAAAAATAAGAAGGGAGGATTAATGTCCGAGAGTAACTACTTTTCTGGTAGAGTTACCAATGCTAATAATGCGTGGCAAGAGCTATCTTTAGCAGAAGATTTTGACCGCGCTTTTAAGAGCATCGTAGTAATAAATGACAATGACTCCCTAGAACTACAGGTTCGCCTGAATGATATGGATAATGATATTCTGTATATTCCTGGTGGCGAAGGTGTGGCTCTAGATAAACCTGTTTATCGTTTGTTTTATTATGCTGCATCTGGAAATCCCTCATTTAGAGTGATGGCAGATTAGTTATGGCTAGACAAATTGTAAAAAAAGGACTCACTACAACACAACACCACGAAATTGACCATACAGGCATTGAGGGTTGTGGTGGAGTAGAAACATTTCCTCAAAGTGTTCATGATTTAGAAGACCACTCTAGTATCCCAGGTATTCCTGATGAGTTTAATTGGGATGTAGATGCAGCTACTCCATATCAAACAGCACATAGTAACACAAACCATTCTGGATTACCAGGAATTCCTGCTGCTGAAGCTTTTACAAAAGCTGTACATGATGTAGAAAATCATAGTGGTATTACTGGTGTTGGTTCTTCTGTTCATAGTTTATCTTCAAGTAATAATACTGTTGAAGCTTCTAATTGGAGAAAAATTCAAATTGCAAGCGCAGATGCAGCACTTATAACTAAACTTTCTATTTTGGCTATAGATGGTCAAGCTACTCCTGCTATGGATTATGACATTGAAATTTATTTAGATGCAGCCGAAACTACAGCAGCGTATATAGCTAGAGGAATTGATTCTATTTTGTACGAAGACTTAGTTCCTTGGGAATGGTCTGGTACAGGAACAATGTACATCAAGATTATCAATAATGCTGCGGCTGTTATTACTGACCTAGATATAACTATAGATTATAGGAGATAACTATGGCTTGGAAAACAGGAACAATAGTAAGTAACGGACCATCAGGAAATTTAAGTGAAGCACTTAAAACACTTGTTGGTACTGGTGATGCAAGAAATTGGTCATTCATAGAGAATGTACCTGCTGGATATTCAAATTTACATCGTGAAGTTCAAAGGATAACTTTAGCAGATTATGCTGCTGGAGACTCTTTTAAGTTAACTT